AGAAATTCCAACAGACAAGTGAAGCAGGTGCAGAAATTCGAGCGGATAGAATTGATCCGGAAACTGGACGACCAGTTTTAGATCAGCTTTAAAATGCTCTAAAATACCCTATTGACAAAGAGATTTTAATTGTTTTATACTAATTACTAGATAGCGATAACTGAAAAACAGAGCGCGACCGATAAGGTCAGCGCTTTTTTTATTGCAAAAAATATATGGCCGATACAACTAGAACACAGATCCCAGAAGAAGTAGGAAATTTTTATGACCGCGTACTACTTGATAAAGCAGTACCGGCTTTTGTTTACAATAGATTCGCTCAAGTACGCGACCTTCCAAGAAATGCAGGATCCCTAGATATTAAATTCCGAAGATACGGATTACTCGCAGCTCAAACAACTCCACTCTCAGAAGGTGTTACACCATCCGGAAAACAACTTTCAGTTACAGATCTTAATGCAACGGTTGCACAATACGGTGATTATGTTACTCTTACAGACGTAGTTCTTTTCAACACAATTGATCCAATTTTAACCGAAACAGCTGATATTCTCGGCGAGCAGGTTGGAGATTCTCTTGACCGCATGATGAGGGACGTTGCAGCTGCAACAACCACAAAACAATATGCTTCAACGGCAACTTCAACCGGAACAGTTACTTCTACAATGAAAATCTCAAGAGCTGAGGTTAAAGAAGCAGTAAGAACACTTCAAACGAACAACGCAAAACCAGTTACTTCCATGATTAACCCTTCAACCGGTTATAATACTGTACCAATTAACAGAGCTTATATCGGAATAATCTCAGAAGATACTCTTTATGATCTTGATGATGCTGCAGGATGGATTCCGGTTGAAAAATACGCAAACAAAGCAGATGTAATGCAGGATGAAGTAGGATCCCTTGCAGGAGTTAGATTCTTAATGACAACCAACGCTAAAGTTAGAACCGGTGAGGGTGGTTCAGGAATTGACGTTCATTCAACTTTGATCTTTGGAATGCACGCTCTTGCTCAGTCAAGAATTTCCGGAGAAGCTTTGAAAAATATCGTTAAACCATTAGGATCAGCAGGAACAGCAGATCCATTAGATCAAAGATCAACGTCCGGATGGAAACTTACTTTTGTCGGCACAATCTTGAATGATAATTTCATTCTTGATTTACAACACGCAGTAAGCTAAAATATTAATTAAATAAAATTATGGCAACATCAACACAATCAAAAGTACCAGCAAGCGTAAGTAATATAGCAGTAGGCCGATATGTAAATGGAGTAACAGCTGCAGCTTTCTTTATTACAACCGGATTCAGACCAAGACACGTTAGAGTTGTAAACAATACTTCTCAGGATGAGGAATCATGGTTTGAGGGAATGGCTGATGCTTCTGCTCTTAAAAGATTAGCAGCCGGTACAGCAACAGCAATCTCAACTCTCGGAGTAACACCTTCTGCAAACGGATTTACAGTAGGACTTGATACAGATATAAATGTACTAAGCGAACAACTCTCCTGGATAGCGATTGGTTAAATCCAATCCTTTTGGGAGGATTTAAAATACCAATATGGCTAAAAATAGAACTCAATTAGAAAAAGAAGCAATAGAATTAGAAATTGATTTTTCTGATTTTGAAACGAATGCAGAATTTTCCGAAGCTATTGAAGCTGCTAAGGCTGATGCAATTGCAGCTGCTAGCGCTGATTCTGAGGATGAGGAACCAAAAGAAGGTAAAAGAAAGAATAAAAAAGCTGAGGAATTTACTCTCGAAACCACAAAATCAGTTTCTTTCACTATAAACGGTAAAAAACAGGAAGGCGTTAAATTCTCTTTTGAAAGCGCTGAGGTTTTTGAAGCAAGGAAACAAATGTTAATTGAGCGCTATGGCGCAGGAGTTATAAAAGAATAATATGCCTAATCCAATAAATTCATCAATGTTTAATGGGAATTACGAACTGGAAAAATATGTTCGTCAATTAAATATTACCGGGCCTACCGGTCCAACAGGACTTACCGGACCTACAACGGGTGTAACCGGACCAACAGGTCCTACAGGCCCAACAGGTCCATAATCTAAACTAATATGGAAAACAATCCTGATTCATTCACTCCACTAGATGCTAACGGTTATCCTATTTCCGGAGATGCGCCATTTACAGTCCAAAAAGATCTTACAACTGATGCAAGTAATGCTACTGTTAATCCTCCAATTTTTACCATTATCGGATCTGTTTTAATTCAGCGTTTATGGGCGGAAATTATTACTGATTTAAGCTCAAATCATACTGCAGCTTCACTTAGAATAAACGATCAAACTGCGCAAGTTTATTTAACCGCGGTTGCCGGTACAGCTCTTTCAGCATTGAAAGCCGGAAGCCTTTTGCTGAAAACGGGGTTGGTCGCAACCGCGATAGTAAAAGTTGACAATGTAGCCGGTGCGATTGCCGAGCCTGCAGCAACTCAAATGCACTTATTGACACCGGTTGCCATTATTAAAAAGACCGGAGCTTTAACTCAGATTGAATACAAATATACTTCAAGTAATACCCCTGCTACCGGAAAAATAAGATTCTATTGTTCTTATCTTCCACTATCCTCAGATGGAAAAGTTACTCCTGTTTAATATTTATAGACTTGTATATTCTTCTAGTGCTATAATAGTTTTAGCTAAGGGAAAAACCCAGGCGCAGAGATGTATTTCTCTACGTCTTTTTTTGTAGCAAAAATATGACACCTGTACAATTCGCTGAATACGTAAGATTAAAAACTCGAACGAACAGTACCACTTTTACTGATGCTAATATTATTTCTTTAATGCGCCAACGCCAGGATGAAATTGCCCAGGCGATTTTAAAAGCTGATGAAGATATACTTCTTATTCCTCAAACCGTAAATCTTGTCTTAAATCAACGCGAGTACCCTTTCCCGGATGATATTTTATCCCGGATTAAAAGAGTTGAAGCAAAACTTGATGGCACGAATTGGATTAAATTAACTGAGGTTGATTTAACTTCTGTAAAAACTCCTATTGCTTTGGAATCTGATATTACTAATCATTTCTCAAATATTGAAGGTGGGGCATTCTTTGATCTTAGGAGAAAATCTATATTTCTTTTATCCGGATCTGTTACGGCAGTTACCGGTGGCCTCAAATTGTATTGCGATACTTATCCTACGGCTATAACGGATCTTACTAGCGGATCTGAAATGAATATTGATCCCTCAACTACAACTCACGGTGTGCCTCGGCCATTGCATAAGCTATGGGCCACGGGCACTATCATAGACTATAAGGAATCGCGCGAGAAGCCCATTCCATTGAGCGAACAGGAGTTAAACTATGAAAGATACCTACTCCGGGCAATTGAAACGCTTAAACACGGAAATTTAGATCGCGAGGTAGAATCAAGCGTTCCATACAATGACGGATCGCAATATTAAATATTATGGCATATACAAAAGAACCGAAACCAAAAATGGTGGAATATCTAAAGAGGCAGCAAAATGATTATATTTTATTGCAAAACGGGGGAAAAATAATATTAAGAAGATTATGGTCAGAATTGGCAAAGCCAATTGCGGTTTATACAAAAGAAGCTAAACCGGCGATACCTTAAAAATATATGTCAGATCAAAAAATAACAGAATTAACACAATTAGTCACGGCGGTTGCCGGGGATTATTTTGTTGTGGTTGATGTTTCAGATACTACAGATGGTCCGGATGGAAGCAGTAAGAAGATCCTAAGAAGTAATATTGGAGCAACTGGACCCACAGGGCCGACAAATGTAACCGGAGCAACCGGAGCAACTGGACCCACAGGGCCGACAGGATTGACAGGTCCAACCGGTACAAATGCAATTTTAACCGGTGCTACGGGATTGACCGGACCTACTGGTCCAACAGGACTTACCGGTGATCAAGGTATTCAGGGTACAGCCGGCTCGAATGCCATATTAACAGGAGCAACGGGACCAATTGGTTTAACTGGTGTCACGGGACCAACCGGCGCGAATGGTACGAACGCCATATTAACAGGTGTTACAGGTCCCACAGGACCAACAGGACCTACCGGTGATCAGGGCATTCAGGGTACAGCAGGCGCGCCAGGAGCGGCTTCTGCAACCGGAGCAACCGGTCCTACCGGACCAACGGGATTGACAGGACCTACGGGCGATCAAGGTATTCAAGGCACGGCAGGATCAAACGCCGTTCTTACCGGAGTAACAGGACCAACAGGACTAACCGGACCTACTGGGCCGCAAGGAACGGCAGGCACAAATGCTATATTAACCGGTGCGACTGGTCCGCAAGGTACGGCCGGATCACAAGGTATTCAAGGAACCGCAGGCGCTCAAGGTACGGCCGGATCACAAGGTATTCAAGGAACCGCAGGCGCTCAAGGTACGGCCGGAGTTACGGGTCCCACAGGACCAACAGGATTAACCGGTATTACCGGACCTACCGGTTCCCCTACGCCTAGAGTTGCTTCAACAACATCTTCTGCAACTCCTACGCCAAACGCGGATACTACGGATCAATTTGAATTGACCTATCAAACGGCAACGGCAACCTTTCAACCACCTTCCGGAACGCCGGTTGACGGGCAGAAAATGATGCTGCAGATTTACCCGGGCTTAACGGCTCAAGCTTTGGTATTCTCTACAACCGGTTATACAGGATCCGGAATAGGTGGAGCCGCGCTTCCTTCTGCTACTGCAACTTCGAAGTATAGCCATTTAGGATTTATGTATGTGACCGCAAACTCTTTGAATAGATGGTTACTTTTAGCAGTATTGCCTTAAGGAGATATAAATTATGAAAATGAGAAATTTTTTAATGCAATCAATGGCGAGGATAACCAAACATTCTCGTTATCATCCCGAAGATCAGGAATTAGACAAAAAAACACATTGGTCTAAAAACATTTGGGTTATAAATATTTTCAGAGCTTACGAATGGTTATTTGGTAGGGGATATGGAATAAGACCTGAATCTTCGATAAGTGCAGAAATTAGGAATGGGAAAGTATATATAGTTTATAAATTACATAGTTTTGAGGCAGTAGTTGCTCATATTGAATTTATAATTAGGTTAAATATAGGTTTAATATTTACTGCTTTAAAATCAATTTTAATGCTTAATTTTAATCCCAATGTAAATTACAGATCTGCATTTGTTACTTTTGGTATTTTAGGTTTTATATTTTCTTTTAAAACCTCAACACAATTTCTTCCTTTATTTGGATTAGCAATTGCATTTGACGCAGCACATACCGGAGATACAACTGGAAACGCAAACTCCTTAACTTACTCTCATACAATTACGGGTTCTAATCCGATTTTATTTGATTTTGCCCATACTTACGTTAGCGGTTCCGGAGCTACAGGAGATATTATAACAGGAGTAACTTACAACGGTGTGACAATGACTTTTGTTGATAAGCAATTAACAACAGGTATTTATGCCAGATACCAATATCTATTTATACTTGTTAATCCTGCAACTGGTGCGAACAATATTGTAATTAGTGCAAACACAGCTTCTTTTAGACTTATATCTTCATCTGCTTCCTATTCAGGGGCAAAGCAAACAGGACAACCAGATGCTTCTGGTAAGAAAACTACGGAAGGTGTTACTTCGCAGGAATTATCAACTACAACTGTTGCAGATAATTGTTGGGTAGTAAGTGGAGGAGTGGCAGTATTAGAGACGATTGCTGCAAGCACCGGTGTTACTTTAAGAAGCGGTGGAAACTCTTTTAATACTAGAGTTGGAGATAGTAACGGAGTAAAGACACCGGCAGGTGCATATAGTATGACTTGGACTACTTCATCATCAAGTCCTTTTAATGTAATTCAGGCATCTATTGCGCCTGCTGCTCCTCTAAATACGAGTGCTATGTTTGCAATGTTTAGATAATTTGCTATAGTTATATTATTGAACGGAAAAACCGAAATATGATAAAAATATCCGCAGTTTTAATAGTCCAAAACGAAGAAGCACTACTCCCCCGTTGTCTTGAATCAGTAAAAGGTCTTGACGAAATTATAATTGTTGATGGTGGCAGTATAGATAGAACAAAACAAATCGCCTCAGAATATACCGATAAAATCTTTGATTTTCCCTGGTGTGATAACTTTGCAAAAAGTAGAAATGAGGCTAAATCCCATGCAACCGGTGATTGGATTCTAAGCATCGATGCAGATGAAATATTACATGATATTTCAAAAGTCCGGGAAGCGGTAGAACTTGCAGAGCAACGCAATGCTATTGCAGTTAATATTCAACTTCTTGCAGAGGATAACGGGCAGAAAACTATTTATCCCCGGTTATTTAAGAACGTTCCTGAGGTTTGGTGGGAAGGTGCAATTCACAATCATTTATCAGTCTTAGGGGAAGATCTTGGAAATGTAAAAATAACTTATGGTTATTCCCCTGCTCACACTACGGATCCGGATCGCGCTTATCGTATTCTTAAAAAGGAAGTTGAAACAAGACCGGATGCATATCGCGAAATGTTTTATCTTGGCCGCGAGCAATGGTACAGAAAAGAATATGAGGATTGTTTAAAAACTCTTGGTAAATATGTTCAAGGCTCAAGATTTTTATCTGAAAAAGCAGAAGCGTTTTATATCATGGCCAGGGTTTATTGGGAAATGAAAATGGGAGAAGATGGCCGCGATGCTTGTTTGCAGGCTTTAAAAATTAATCCCAATTTTCGTGAAGCTGTATTGTTTATGGCAACTCTTTCCGGAGATGGAAAAGGAAATGAGAAGTGGCAGAAAAATGCGGATCAATGGAAAAAGATGGCTGAAACAGCAGACAATACAGACGTTTTATTTATAAGAGCATGAAAATTTGGATTTCACCACATTCAGACGATGAAACGCTATACGGCGCATTTACTTTGATGCGTGAAAAACCTCTTGTTGTTATTGTTACCGATAGTTATATTCAGCAAAACCGTGGAGAATCTATAACGCCGCAACAACGTTTTCAAGAAAGTGTTAATGCTATGAAGATTTTAGGCCTTCCAATTGTACGGTTAGGGATCCGGGATGACATTATTACAGAACTTGCAGTTATTGAGCGCCTTGCCTGGTTTAAAAACTTTGAAACGGTATATGCTCCGGCTTTGCAAGGTGGGAATCTGGCCCATGATATTATAGCACGGGCCTCCGAAAAGGTCTTTAAATCGAATCCTAGAGCCAAGTTTATACAGTATTCTACCTACTCTAAGGGTGAATTTTATACGCCAGGCACAAAACAGATTATTCCGGATTCTACAGAAATTGCAATAAAAAATGAAATGCTTGATTGTTATAAATCACAAATTGAATTACCGGCGACACTTCCGCACTTCGAAGCGGTGAAAGGAAAATCAGAATGGTACATTTAACAGTTGGACTTGGAGAAGTAGGATCCGCAATTAAAAATATAGTAGGTGGTGTTTATGTAACTAGAAGCGCCGGGGATTGGGATGGTCGCGAAGTTGACGTTGTTCATATCTGTACTCCATATACAGAAGAAAAGGCTGCAGACTTTGAGGCAATGATTGAGCATTATAAGAAAAAATCTAAGCTAGTTATTGTTCATTCAAGCGTGCCGGTAGGAACTTGTGATGCTCTTGACGTTGTTCATTCTCCTATTCGCGGCATTCATCCGGAACTTGAAAAAGGAATCAGAACTTTTGTTAAATATTTTGGTGGTAAAAGAGCTGCGGAAGCCGCTAAAATCTTTTCGGATCTTGGTCTTAAAACACAAGTATTTTCAGATGCAAAAACAACTGAGGCATTAAAGCTTTGGGATACTACTCAATACGGTTATCTTATTATGCTTGAAAAAACGATTTATAAATGGTGTAGGGAACACGGAGTAAATTACGAAGATGTTTATATCAAGGCAAATAAAGATTATAACGAAGGATATGTAGAGCTTGGCCGGCCGGATGTTGTAAGGCCCTGGTTAAAACATATGCCCGGACCAATTGGCGGCCATTGTATAATTCCAAACAGTAAATTATTAGGTTCTGAGTTTGAAATACCGGAGGATATAGATGGATAAAAAAGTATATTTAGGAGCAGGAAAAGATCATCAAGCAGGCTATGTTTAGGAAAGTATGAAAAAAGTATTTGTTCTTACACAATTTGGGAAACCTCACGAGTGGACACAGAAATATTTTGAGAATATTAAGCGCTTGGGTCAATACGGTTGGTATTGGAAGATCTTTACTCCAAACAAATTTGAGAACGTTCCTTCAAACGTTGAAATAATCCCTATGACAATTGAGGAGTTTAATACGCTTATCGAAAAGAAAGTAGGCGTAAATCCTATGAATTTCATTACTGAAAAGGGTGTACCGGATAAAGCGGTAAGTGATTTTTACGTTGCAACCGGCGTTATCTTCGAAGATTACCTTAAGGGTTATGATTTTTGGGGAATAACTAATTGGGACGTAGTTTTTGGTAGGCTTGATAATTATCTTCCGGATGAAATGCTTTCTGAGCTTGATGTATTTTCTGATGATGTAGGTATTATTAATGGAGTTTTCAGCCTGTTTAGAAATATTCCTAAAGTTAATAATCTTTTTAGAGAAATTCCGGGCATTGAAAATATGCTTACAGAACATAAACTTTTTGGAATAGATGAGTATTATTTAATTGATCCGTTAAAAAAGGCGGCAAAGAATGAAGCGCTTACCTATATACATCCTCAATATTATCATCTTCACAGCTACGATAGGCTTGCACATCACGTTCCGGTCCCACAGCTTGAAATGCAACCGGACGGATCTTTGTGGGAGAAGTTTTGGGATGTTGCGCCGCCAATTGGTTATATTAATTTTCCAAAAGGGTATATTGCAAAAGAGATTATGTATTTTCATTTCAGTTATACTAAAAAGTGGCCTTTATGAAAGTAGCAATCATAGGAAAAAATGGGTTTATAGGATCAGCTCTTGCGAGAGCTTTTATTGCGCGTGGTTATGAAGTAACTTCTTTTCCTACTCCGGATATTAAGATCTTATTTCATTTTGGATCCCCGGTTCATCCGCCGTTTGAGCAAAATCCGGATTATCATATGCAGGAAATTCTTTCAAGCTTTATGTATTTACTTCCTTATTGCCGTGATAACAATATTAAATTCGTTTATCCTTCAAGCGCGCTTGTATATGAGAAAGATACAATGTTTGCAAAGTCTAAAAAGATAATGGAGATGTATGCTTCTTGTTATCCGGATACTTTAGGGCTTAGGATTTTTCCGGTTTATGGTCCGGGGGAAAATAGAACCGCGATTGCTCAATGGTGTGAAGCAATGAAAAAAGGCGAGCAGCCTGTTATTTATGGGGATGGTACTCAAGAGCGTGATTTTATTTTTATTGGAGATGTTGTTACCCAAACAATACAGCTTCTATCAGATAAAAAAACAGGGGTACATGATGTAGGGGCCGGCAATCCGGTGGCCTTTAACGCGATCGTAGAGGCAATCAACAGGGCGCTTGGAACAAGTATCAAGCCAAAATACATAGATCAGCCTCAAGGATACTCAAAAGGAATTGTTTGTCAAAATCCCGGAAAGATTGATTTTTCCATAGAGGAAGGCGTTAGGAGGATGTTAAATGTTTGATTTTGAAAAAGAATATTGGAATGGTAGATATAAAAACGGAAATAATTCCGGATACGGTTCTTACGGTGAGCAATTAATTAAGAAAATAGACTGGTTATCTTCTCTTGATATTAATTCAATTTCAGAAATTGGTTGCGGTGATATGAATTTTGCTCAAGCATTACTTAGACGTTATCCAAAAGCTTCTTACAATGGGCAGGATATTTCAGAATTTATCATTGAAGAAAACAGGAAGAAGTTTCCCGGTCTTAATTTTGTAAACAAAGTAGATAATTTGCCGGTTGCAGATCTTCTATTATGCGTTGATGTTCTTTTCCATATTATTCAGGATTCAGACGTTGAAGCGGTCTTAAAACAGATTGAGGCTAAATGGAGTAACTATCTTGCGATTACTGCATACGAAAGAGATGAGGAGATGGGAGGCCATGTTAGGATACGTAAATTTGACTACAAGAGGTTCGGAGAACCGATTATAAGGCAAGTTGTGGAGGAAGATGGGGATTTGTATTTCTACCTCTTTAAAAAGGATTTGATTTAATATCAGTTATATGACATAATTATATTATGTCAGGAACTTTGATAGGAGCAAGGAAACATTGGTCTGAAGGATTACTAGAAAGATTTAATAAAAGGATTAATAAAACTGATTATTGTTGGATCTGGATAGGAAAATCTACTACGGGAAAATCGCATGGAGAGTATGGTACTTTTTGGGATGGAAACAGGATTGTTCTGGCTCATCGTTTTAGTTTAGAGCAATCACTAGGTAGGGAACTTAAAAAAGGCATGAAAGTATTGCATCATTGCGATAATTCAATATGTGTGCGACCGGATCATCTTTACGAAGGAACTCAGGGGGATAATATGAAAGATGCTTATAAAAGAAATAGGAGAAGTGGAAAAGAACAAAACAAAATGCTTATGAAAGCTCGTTTTGATAAACTTGGTTATTAACTATGATTGATTTAAAACAAGTATCAGCTTGCCTAATTACTAAAAATTCGATATACCCTCCTGAAGTCTTAAGGCATACTTCAAGTTTTCCTTTCGGAGAGATATTAGTTCTTACAAATTGCGATTCTCCGTATAGGAAGTATGAGTTATTTTTAAAAGCGAAGTATGATCTACTCTATTACAGTGACGATGATGCAATTTGCCCGATACCACAAATAAGGCAACTTTCACATCCGGATAAAATAAATATAGCCATGAAGCCAGGACATTTTGAAGCTTACAAAGATCACAAAATGACAATGGGTCTAGGGTGGGGATCTATTTTTAATAAATCAGTTTTACAATCTTTGAAAAAATATACAGATGTTTACGGAGAAGATGATGTTTTCAAGCGTGAAACTGAGAGAATTTTAACTGCTTTAAATTATCCTATTCAGAATCGTTTATCTTTAAATATTGTAGATTTACCCTCAGCAATGGCTCCGGATAGACTTTGGCGGCAACCGGGACACAATGAATCTGCATTATTAGCAGAGGAAAGATGTAATTCTTTAGTGCTATAATGAATTTATGCCTCGCAAAAATACAACAGAGGGATTAATACCAATAGGGAATTTTAATTTTGGTGGACTTGCAGATTCTAAATTCTCCGGTATTAAAAACTCGCTATATAAATTAATAGGATGGGATCTTCATTCTATCCCCGGACTTCTCCGCGTTGCGCAAAAAATGACTGCAGAAACAACCGGCGCGGAACCTACGGAGCTTTGTAAAGAAAGAATAGCCTGCTCGAATGGTATTCAATATTGGTTTTCGGCAACAACCGGAAAAGTTTGGCAGAATAAAGCCGGTACATGGTCCCTGGTTGCAACATTAACAGCCGGGGCCGGAGGCGTTGCAATTCTTGGAGCTGCAGAATATCAAGGCTTTCTTTATATTGCTACAGAATCAAGAGTTCATAGAATTGCCGTATCTCTTGCTGATGGTGCCTCAGCATGGACCACAAATCTTGTTCTTAATTGGGCAACTTTCGGCATTACAAATGCTTCTTATCATCCAATGTTTGAAACACCCGGGCAAGTTCTTTATATTGGAGATGGAAACCGGGTTGCACAAATTGATGCTGGTGTATTTTCTGCAAATGCCCTGGATATTAAAACCCCTCTTATTATTAAATCCTTAGGTGGGTTTGGTACGGATCTTTTAATAGGAACAATTATTGACGGGACCGTAAGTCCGGTTAATATTATCCGTTGGAATACCTGGAATACCGATACTTTTCAAAGTGATGATCCGATTCCCGAGGTAAGCGTTAATTCATTCTTACCGGGGGATAATATAACTTTTGCTCAATGCGGATATGCCGGCAGAATTTATGTTTATAACGGTGAAAAATGGGAATTATATAAAACAATTCCCGGCGATTATTCTCCAACTGCCACAGCTGAGGTTTATCATTCCTCAGTTGCAAATCTTGGGGGCGATATTTATTTCGGTGTTTCAAACATTACCGGCAATCCTTGCGATCAGGGAGTATATAGGCTTGGCCGTTATTCAAAAGACTATCCATACATCTTAGATCTTCCCTATCCAATTTCCGAAAGATCCGGAAGTGACTTTGTTTTGACAGGTTTAAATATTGGTGGAATTCTTTTTGTAGGAAGTGTTTTGTATGCTTCTTGGAAGAATAACGCAGCGGCCGGAACTTATGGCGTTGATAAAGTTGACTATACTACAAAGCTAAACGGTGCTTATTGGGAAACCCGGGTAATGATTGTAGAGCGCGAAAAGTTTGCTAATTTTGCAATGGCAGTTGTTGCTTATTTTTCTTTACCGGCAAGTTGCGATATTGATATGTATTTAGATCGCAATCATGCAGGAATGAGCGCAACGGCTTTAAATACGGTTCCGGATACTGATAGAAATATCTTTCAATCCGTTGATGAAGGTATTGAATTCTCTACGCTGCGATTAAAAGTTAAGGCTACAACAAGCGTTAATACCGGTCCGGAAATTGAATCTGCCGGCATATTTACCAGATAAAGCTATGAGTAATATTATTGAAGCCTTTAACGATATAGACAGCATACCCTTACTTCCTACAACGGGAATGGTTGCAGGCCAATCACAATTGAACAACGTTAGGACCTTGCAAATTGGTAACGGGGTTCAGGCTTTTCATGGGGATCAAAGTGGGATTTGGCTTGGAGCTGAAAGGTTTGTAGATGCCCCTTTTAGTGTAGATATGTTAGGAAACGTTATTGCATCAAGTGGAACCTTCGGACAATATTTAACAAAAGCCGGTACTGCTCAAGCTTTTTCAGGATCTATAAATGTTGGGGTAGGTAATGTAAAAATAGATGGCGCAAATAAAAGAATACTTATTAATGATGGAACAAATGACCGGATTTTAATAGGATTCCAGAGTGCAGGGTTCTAGCAATCTGGTGGTTTTTAATATGATATGGCTGATTATGGAATTAAAATTTCAAAAGACGGGTTTGATGTATTAGCAGTTCCTACGGAAGCTACTAAAAAGAATTATATTATTCTTGATACAACCGCGGCGCATAAAGTTTTTTATAAAGGTTACGTAACGGCCGGAAGCTATACTCACGACTTAGTATACAAACCTATGTTTTTTGTTTTTCAAGTTGACAGTACGTCCTCTCCTACTTTCTTTAAACCTTACCGGCAAGCAAGATCTTCAACAACGCAGATCTTAAATATTCCGAATCCTTCTTACATTATTATTTTTTATGAAGGGTTAGCTTAATATGGCAGACTATGGAATTAAAATATCATTGCCGGGAAAAGATGTTTTATCAGTAGGATTAAAAGATCTTATTTTCCATTCAAAATATCCGATGCTTAAGATTAAAGCTTCCGGATCCGGATCACTATCTTTTACAGACGGGGGCGCAGGCTTTGATGTTTTACTCTTAACTCACAGTCTTGGTTACAAACCAATGTTTTATTTACTCAGTACGTATTATGATTCTTTTTCTAATGCAATGGTTACAAGCTATGAAAGAATGCCATTCCGGGCAAGATCTGCAGGCGGAGTAATTCAATTAAATTATTTTCCCTCAGTAAGTACAACTGAATTTAGATATTCCGGATCAACTATGGGAGGCGATGGCGCTTCACATACGATAAACTATTATTGGTTCTTATATTACGAACCTGAATAGGAATTTGTATAGTACGATACAAAAATAATTATGGGAGATTACGGAATAAAAATAGCAAAGCCGACAAAAGATATAAGTTCATCAACACTTGATGATTTTGTGTTTTGGAGTAAATATCAATCACTTCCCTTGCTTTATAAGGTAACTACAGATATTACAGTCAATTCCGGAGGTTGTGCCGGTACTCATGTTTATACTCACAGTTTAGGATTTTTTCCTGTAGTCTTAGCGTTTGTCAATACAATATCCGGGGGCCGGCAGGCAATTCCTTTTATTCTTACTTCTCCCGGAAATAAATTTAATTGTGATGGAGATAATCTTTCAGAAGATTTTGGGATGAAAATTAAAGCAAACACGGTTGAAATTATATATGATATTACTTGCATTATTCCTATGACTGGCAGTAGATGTATTGATGTTACAAAAGTTTATAGCGTTGATCTTTATTTCTTTATGTTCGAATTAGGAAGTTAATGTGATAAATCAAATAATACAGGTTAAAATGGACGAAGTTGAGAGGGATCTGTTAAAATTAAGAAAAGCTCCACAAGATCCGGAAGGAAGGCGAAAGGTTGTTAAGGAAGTAGTCGGGGATGCGGAAATATATTTAACAAAGCTTTTAGTTTTCTTAAGAAGTTTATGAGAATTATTTATAACAAAACTACCAATAAAGTAACCGGCATAATTGCAGAGCGCGTTACAGATTTTATTCCTCCTACTTTTTCCGGTGAAGATTCTACACATATTGATATAAGTTATAACAACAATGGCCTCAAAAGAAGTAGTCTTGCCCGGGTACTTGAGAAAGAAGGGGTTAATTTAATCGGAAAAATAATTCATATTGACGGTAAAAAAGTTTGGTTTGAAGAAGCCGGAGAAAAACAATATCAAGAAACTGTAATGGTTAATATTAATAATCCTAAGCTTCATAAAGACGTTGAAATTTATTCTAAGAAAGGCCGCGATAAAGGTGCTACCGTTGAGATTGAGGATATTACAAGTGTTATCATGGTAAAAATTAAAGATAAAGATCGGGTAGTTGGCGTTATTCGGCTTCAAAAGCGTGGTTGCTGCACATACGTTTATCAAGAAGGAAATGTTATTGACCGGGATTTTTATCCTCACTATGTAGGCTTTGAATCTATTATTAAATATTTAAAAGGGAAAGTTAAGTGGCTAGATATGGGCGGATTACTTTCAAAAGGAAAAGATGATGATCTAAATAAATTCAAAAAAAAGTGGGGAGAAACAAAACTTATAGAAGTAACTTGGCAATAGTGCTATAATTAATTTGTAACTAAGCGTTAAACGGAAAAACCGAGCGCATTCTTGCAGTAGCAAGGGTGTGCTTTTTTTGTAAATAAAATATGGCAACATACTCACCGGAATCATTAAAAATAACAGCTGCAACAACAGGCGGAAAATTTCAGCAAGGGGCCTGGTATTCCGGCCGTCAATTTTGGAATGGAACCTTATCTGATCCCGGGACCATTCATCCTGAATCAAATCAGCAAGGGGCAGGAAAAGCAGTAAGCGCAGAAGTTATCGCGCAAACAAGTCCCGGAAACGTTGCTTATATTAATAAAGAACGAGCGAATGTTGGACTTGCTCCGGCTCCTCAAACTACTCAGCAAGTTACATCTCTCTTGAATGATTATCAATCCGGGCTTTTTGAAGGTAGCGGTCCTGAAACACGTGGAGTACAAACAGCCTCAGAGATTGCAGCAGATCTTAAATCCGGCGGATTATTACCAGGCGGTGCGCCTCCTACTCCCCCATCCTTAGTTGAGCAATATGGCGCGCTTCGTCAAACAGCCGGAGTTGATGCAATTCAAGGCTCAATTACGGATCTTAAGGGACAGCAAGATGCAATTGCTTCTCAACTTCAAGTAACAAAGACTGCAGAAAAAGGAAAACCGGTTGCACAAAACGTTATTGAAGGCCGCGTATCCCAAGAGCAACAAACTGCCCAGGATCAATATGATTTTATAGGTAGACAGTTAGGCAGAAAACAAGAGGAATTAAATTCTGCTTTGACGAATATTCAAATGATAATGCAGTTTTCTCAAACTGATTATCAGAATGCTTCAACTGCTTATAATACACAGTTCGATCATGCTATAAGTACAATTAATTTAATCCGGGGAATTCAAAACGATCAAAAGACAGATATTCAAAGAGCGCAAGATAATGCCCGGGCAAATGCTCAGATCATGGTTAATGCTATTAAAGACGGGAATCTTGATATTAATTCCCTGGATCCTGCCTCTCAAGCTCAACTTAATAAGCTTGAAGTACAAGCAGGGCTTCCAATCGGGCTTTTTCAATCACTTCGAATGGATCCAAAAGCAAACGTTCTATTTACTAGTTCAAATAATGGAATAACTCAAGTTGGTATTAGGAATCCGGACGGATCTGTAAGTGTGCAAAGTTATGGAACGGCAACCGGCGGCGGAAGTGATGCAAAGGTTGGAAGTCCAGAATATCAAGCGACTGCCAGGAGTAACATAGTGCAAGGAATGGCTCAGGCTGCAAATTCATATGGAAACGTAAGTCCTCAAGTATGGGCTGCCGGATTGCAGGCATGGATTTCTGATACAGGAAAAGACAGACGATCATTTATTGATGCTTTCCGAGATTATGCTGATACTAACAGAGGGGATTTTGATAAAGTTTATTTTGATCGGGAAAAATATTAGGAGTAAATATGTATGAGCCTATCAAGCGATTTTTACGAAGAACAAAGAAAAAAGAAAAAACCTTCTCAAGTAGCCGCAGATTCTCCTAGCGGTTCTGAGACTGCATCTCAAAGCTTTTTAAATACTGCAAAAAGTGGTGGATATAAAACAACTACAACGCCTTCTACTGCAAAACCTCAACCGGTTGAAGTTGCAAAGCCAAAAACTCCTAGTTTAATTGACAGGGTAAAAGGCGCGGTTGATTCTGTTGCTAAAGCTTTTCAGCCTCAAAAAATCATAGCTCCAATTCCGGAGAAAGATATTATTAAAACGGTCCCAAAAGAAAAAACTTTTTTAGAAAAGACTTTTGAAACTAATCAGCAATTTGGTGGCCCGGCAAATCCTATTGCAATTGCAATTAATACGATAAACATTATTGATGCCGCGTATAAAGGTTTGGATCAATTTATAGTAGGATCCCAGGATGCAATTTATAAATCTGCGTTAATTGAGGGAACAGATAAGGAAACTACCCGGGATCAAATTATACTTTCTATAGCAAAACCTCTTGCAGTTGCCCAAAAGAAAATTATTGAGCCGGTTCTTTTCAATAAGGCTACGGCTCCCATAATGAAGGGGTTTGCAGAAACTTATCTTGGCGGATCAAAGCAGGTAATGGCTACTCTTGAAACAAAAATTCAGCCTACAAACAATCCACTTATGCAAGGCTATAATACGGTTGGGGAATTGACCGGGGCAGTAATAGCATTTCTGGCAGGTGGGCAAGTTATAAAAGGCTTACAGCTTGGTAAGGCTACCCTTCCGGTTCTTTTCGGGACCATAGGACAAACTTCCGCAGCTCCGGATACTACGGTTATGCAGCGCCTTGAGAAATTACCGGTTGATGTAGTTGCCGGATGGTTGCTTTCAAAAGTTCCGGCCGCAAAAAAGCTTTTAAGTCCACAAGCATTAAAACAGGCAGGAATTGCCGCCGGAATATTAGGAGGTCAATCTTTAATTAATAGTTTAATTGTAGGTTTACCAAAAGAAAAAGCAGTTGAGGCCGCAGTAAAGATGGCAATAATTGCCGGGCTTTTCCATATTGGCGGAACTGCAACCGGGCTTTTCACGAATAAATTATTAACCAGTAAATATGGCAGCGGAAAAATTGAATTAACTCCGGAACAGGCAAGAGTACAAATGAATGCTACCGATCTTTCAAAACCCGAAGCAGTTAAGGCTAGAAACGTACTTGAAAAAGCTACCCTACAGGCTGAAAGAGAGGGTAAAAACTTATTGATCGATATAAACGTTACAGAAAAAAGCGCAGTAGCAAAATTATTTAATGCTAAAACTCCTCAAGGCCGCGCATTTACAATAGAACTTGTTGAGGCAAAACAAATAAAACTTATCGGTGAAGAAGGCGCGCCTTCAAAACCGGGTGCTCCCGTTCCTAAACCGGTTCCGGCTCCGGTAAGACAAACTGATGTGCCACCGGAGAATCTACCACCCGTAATTGCAAAAGAATTTGCTAAAAGAGAAGCTGAAAAGTCGGGGGACGCACCAACTACTATTCCTCAAGAACTTCAACCATTAGTAGAAGAAGCCAGGAAGTATAAGAGTGCGGAGGAGTTATTAAGAAATCAATTTGGTGATGTATTAACGCCAGTAAAACCAGTTGGTGATTTATGGAAAAGTAAAGACAATACAATTTTTGTAGAATCAAAACGCCCAGGAATGATAAACTGGTTAAGACAAAAAAAGAATGTAATTGAATCTGCCGATGAAGCTGGAAATAATATAATTAGAGTAGTAGTTAAAAAGGATTTAATCTCCACCCAAGCTACAGGAGGAGTAAAGCCAGTAGGAGAACCAATAACCGTTAAGGATACAGACGAGCTTTTAACATATATTGATCGCCAGGGATATAGAACTCCGGAACAGATTGCAACGCTTAAAGCAGACATTATTAAAAATGGAATTAAATATCCGATTGAATTAATTGATAACGGGGATGGAACTTTCGAAATAAATGATGGTACTCACAGGATTCAGATTGCAAAAGATCTAGGAATTAAAGAATTGCCGGTTAAAATTGTTAAGACAAAAGGGAAAGTTGCACAACAACCAGTATTTCAGGAGTTTAAGATTGGTGATGTTCTTGATCCACAAGGAAATACTAATATGGTTGGTAAGGTAACAATAAGAGAAATAACAGGAAATACATTAAAGTTTGTTGATTCAAAAGGAACTGAATTTGCTGGTATGCAACGCTCACTTGTTAGGGATCTTGTTAAGGGAAATAGTTGGAAACGTGTTCCAGTTAGTGATACCACTCCCCCACCGTCTAAAGAGGTCCCAAAGAAGCCCTCTCAGGCACAAAAAAAACAAGAGGGGATCGGTAGGGTAGGGGAGCCTATTATTAAATCTTTTGATAAAAAAGGCCGGGAAATATCATCTGAGAAGAAAGGATCTTTCAGCACAAAAGGTGCTAAGGCAGCACAAGCCATATTCGTTGAGAAAATTGCTAAAATTGGTATTACCGCAAACAGCCAGGCGGAATTAATCGCTAAGGTTGAACCGTTTATTGATGAATCAATTGCAAACGCCGGCAATGATAAAGAAGTTTTAAGAGGACTTAGGACCGCGCTTAATAAAGAGATGTTTGGATATATTGGTTATTCCGGAAATTATAAAGCCGATTATGCAACACTCCGGACAATGATGGATTCTCCGGACATTGGTGATTACTTAGGAATTCTCGAAACTAAAATTGCAGAGATAGATAATATTTTAACAACCGGTGACGTTAGTTATTCTTCTTCGAAAGCTTCTATTGGTGATTACGCAGAGTTGCCAAATAGAACAACTGAAATTAAAGATGTGCCGGCAGTTGAATTTCCTGAAATGGTAAAGATTGCAAAAACATTGATGGGACAATATCCGATTGTTAGAACGCCGCGGTTTAGACCTTCACTTGGTGGTAGGCCAGGCGGAGTTTTCTTTGCAACACAAAACGGAAAGATAATTTTAAATCCTGAAATATTTAAAGACCCTGTTCAAGCTGCAAAAACCTTAGCGCATGAATTAGGCCATTTAGCAGATTATCTTCCGGATAAAACATTGAGCCGGGGAAATTTACTAGGGCGTATTGCTTCACTTAATAAGTACATGAAAACAATGCTTAGGGAATTTCCGGGATCTGAGGGCGAACTTTTAACAACAAAAGAAAGAGCAAAGATTAAAAGAGCTGCAGAAAAAGAAGGAAAAACTAATTATGAAATAATAACAAAAGAAATTGAAGTAGGAACAGAGCCTACAAATCCCGAGGAGATTCTATCTATATGGAGAGATGCAACTGTCGGAATTAAGAATAAAGAGCTTCTAGCGTATATACAGGGCCTTTCCGATGCACAAAAAAAAGAGATTGCAATCAACGCCATGCGTGGCAAGATCCCGGAATGGGTAAATTTTGTTCATTCGATCAAGGAAACAATTACTCAAAAAGTCCTTAAAAATTCTCCTTCTGATATTCGAAAGATATATCAGCGCATGGTTAAGGAAGAAATTGTTAAACGCCACTTCTTTGATCTTTTGACAATTAAAAGAGAGCTGCAAGTCTTATCTAATAAATGGAGGCCTGTAGATTTAAACCTTGCTCCGGAGGGATACTTGACATACAGAAAAGATCCGGCCGAGCTTTACGCTGATGCAATCTCAGTTCTATTTAATGATCCGGTCCTACTAAAAGAAGAAGCTCCTACGTTCTGGAAAGCATTTTTTAATTACTTGGATGTAAAACCCGAGGTTAAGGATGCCCTATTCTCTACTTGGGATCTTCTTAATAAAGGTGAGGAAGCGGTTTTTCAATCAAGACAAGCTGACGTTGAGCAAATGTTTGACAATTCAGAGCAGCAATTTACAGTTAAGAATTTAGAAAAACAAAAACAAAAAACAAATTTTATCTATACTCTTAAGCTTCTTTTTGACAGCAAGAATACACCGCTAAAAAGAAAAGTAAATATTGCCAGGAAAAAAGGGAGTTTAATTGACAGTAATCTTGATCCGGTTTTTGCATACGAAGGCTTAAGTTATATGGATGGTAAGCTTGAAAATCTTGTTCAACAGAATTATCAGCCTCTCTTTGAGAATGCACAAAAAATATCTGATGATGGTTGGACAAAGCTTGGATCTATTCTTTTATACGAGCGCTCTTTGAATGAACGCGGCGAGTTGGCAAACCCTCTTGGATATAGTCCTAAGACCGCACAGGATCAACTAGCAGGCCTTGAAAAGTCAATGACCCCCCAGGACTGGAAAGCAATTCAAGAGGTCCTTAAATCGTTTAGAGAAGTGACACAGAAGATTGTAAAGATGGCAGATGAGGGAGAATTTTATCCCCCGGATCTTTTAAAGCAAATGAAAGCAAACGATTCTTATGCAACGTATCAGGTAATTGATTATCTTGATACTTATATTTCAGCTCATGTTAATAAATCTATCGGGACCTTAAAAGAAATTGCCAATCCTGCAACCTCAACCGTTATGAAAGGAATTTCAGTTGTTAAAGCAATTGAAAGAAATAATGCTAAAAAGATTGCAGTCAACTTTTTTAAAGCTAATTTCCCGGATGAAATTACCCCGGCTAAAAGTGTTTTTAAAGGAAAACGTATGGAGTTTATAGAATCAAAGGATATGGATCTTGCAATGGTTAAGCTCATTGAAAAAGGAAAAATGACAGCATACTACGTTGAAAAAGATCTTGCGGATAATATTAATAACACTTCAAACGAAACCATTATAAAAACTGCAAAAATAATGAGAGTATTAACAGCATCGGGAATTTACAGGCCTCTTTTTACCAGTCTTAATTTAGGATTTTCAACATTTAACTTTATCCGCGATTTTCAACGTTATTGGACCAACGTTCCGGATTATACCTTAGCTCAAGCTATAACTTCATTTCCGAGAGCTTTATATCGTTATGGGCAGGCAATACCGGCTGCAAAAGCAAGAGCAACAAATAAACTTCATCCGACAATTACAGCTATGAAAGAATTGAATATAATCGGCGCTTCTTATAACGGCGTATTCGAACACCAGGAAGTAAGTCCTGATGATATGCAGATTGAGCGCATTATGAAACAGTACGGGCTTTTGGATAAAACTAAGAAACGCCGGATATTTACTCCGATATATAACGTTTTAGATGGAATTGAAGCGTTCAATAATTTTATTGAAACGTTACCAAAGGTTGCAGGTTATAACGAGATTAAAGGCAGCGGCCGGATGACTGATCTTGAAATGGCAGATTTTATTCGTACTAAGGTTGGATCCCCTAACTTTAGATCAAAGGGGCAGCTGACACCTATAACAAATTCTATTCTTCTTTTCTCAAATGCCATAAAGGAAGGTATTAAATCTGATATACAGGTAGCGGCCGGGAAAGCAGGAAAACAATCAGCCGGCGGATTTTGGTGGAAAACAACTGTTTCAACATTTTTACCTACTATGCTTATGTTTGCTGCCGGCGCAGGACTTCTTGGCAAATGGCTTGAGGATCGCTTTAAAGATATTTCAGAGTATGACAAAACAAACTTTACTATTATTCCAACCGGAGTTGATAAGAACGGTAAAACAACTTATATAAGAGTTCCCCGGGCTGAAACTCAAAGATTCGTGGGAGGACTTTTTTATAAAATAATGAGAACCGCGGAGCGCAAGGATCTTAAGCTTGAAGATGTTTTTGATGTGTTTGATTATGGAGCCGGACAGCTGCCTAATATAACGCCTCTATGGTCCGGAGGCGGCGCTTTACTTTCCTATCTTTCCGGAAATAATCCATATGATTCTTTCCGTAATAGAAATATTATTCCGGAAATTGAATTTAATGCCGGCTTTAAGGATTCATTGCCTATATTTGTTGACTGGTTTGTTAAGAATCAAGGGGCAGGAATCATACTCCCCAGCTATGTAGACAAAAATCCTACTGATCTTCAAAAAAAACTAGCACTCCCTTTCATTTCAAACGTTGTGGGTAGATGGATAAAAGTTTCAGATTACGGTCAAACAGAAGCGAACAGAAGAATCACGGATAAAATTGAAAGTGAAGCTGCTAAGAAAACTCTTGATACAAGACAAAAGCTTGATGATGCAATAAAAGAATATAAGGGTGGTACGCAATCTTATACAAGAAGAAAGCAAATTGAAAGGCAGCTTGTAAAAGATGTTGTTGGAACAGTAAGAACCTCAGATGAGAAAAGCGCAAAAACAAGGTTAATTAAAAAGTTTGAGATGGGACTTCTCCGGGGATCTGCGGATCCATTAACTGATTCCATTATTGATGCTAATACAAATGGTGCAAAGGTTGAGCTGATCTATGCCGCGAAAGATAAACTTGGGTCCGGATATAAAGACTACATAAGGGAATTGAAACGCAAGAATGTTATTTCAGATGATGTTACGGCAAAGCTAAGAAGGAAAAAATGACATTAATTACTGCCTACATAACTTTCGGGTTTTGTATCCTGAGTTTAATTTCATGGGGAATTGTACTTACGTATAGAAACGGTTTTTACACCGGGTGGTTTAAGAAAATGGTTGAAAGTAAATATGGGGATTTAATTCTACTTATTACAGGATTGATTGTTCTATTCTCAATTTTCTTTTCTTATAGCCCGGACAGTTTTTGGTATTAAGAAATTTGATGTGATATTAAAATATGGATCCAATAACAACTTATTTTGCAACCCAGGGAATTTTAGGAGTAATTATACTCATGCTTATTGCCGTAGTTATTTATCAGCAAAGAAAAAATGATGCGCAATTTAAACAAATTACAGAACTTCAAGATAAGCGAATTGCAGATGCGAATCAATATACTGCAAATTATATTGCTGTAGCAAAAGAGGTTGTTGAAACAAGCAAGGATCATTTAATTTCTTTGACCTTTTTACAAAAAGCGGTTGATTCTCTTGCAGTATCAATGCAAAAATTATTGGATAATAAATAATATGAATGTTTTAAATATATTTTTCGGTAAAAAAGAAAAAGAGCAGGCTGAAAGAAATGCTATGGTTGATAGGCTTGTGGATCAAAAAAAGAATAAATTTATAAAACAAATGGGTGAAATAAGAAAACAAGCCATACGAACGCATAAAAGCACTAGGAAAGTACACGAGGATTCTGCTAAGCTTTTAATGGTGGTTGATGATATAACAATGCAAATTGACAAGGCTACCAGACTATGAATATTTTAAACGATTTTACAATATCTTTTAGCAACATCGGAATAATTCTATCTATTATTATAAGAATTATTACTTCTATTATTTTATTGTGGCTTGTTATTCCCCTTCAAATAAAACAAGCCCAGGTTAAGAATGGTTTAAAAACGCTTCGCAAAGCGCTTTTACTTTCAGGGCTTCTTTTATTTCTGATTGATACGGTTGGTCTTATTATTATTGTTATACGTCCGATCGCAAATTCGGCAACAATTAAACTTGTTATAGATATAGCTTCAATCATAAATAGTATTGGATTATTTTCTTTAGGGATATTATGGTTCTTAATCTATAAGCAGCAATTTACGGATAAAAATATTAAGCTCCATGAAAAGGTTGAAAAGCGGAAAAAAAAGGATGATATAGCTCAGGCCAAAGTTGACAAAAAAGCCTTAAAAGCCTAAACTATACATATGGCAAAGTTCATTGGATTACAAGCCGGCCACGAGAACGCCAAGAACAATTGCGTTCCGGCTCTAAGACCAGAGACAGGCGCTCCGGGAGAAGTTGAATTCACAGTTAGGATCCGCAATAGACTTTCTCAAATATTACTCTCAAAGAAAAATGCAGATGGCAGTAAAGCTTTTGCTGTTCAACTGGATGATGCAACCGCGAACTGTCAATCAAATACTACCGGAAAAAACTTCGATCTTTATTTAGTGCTTCACTATGAATCAGATACCCACGGAAAAGACGGCGGAATGATTACAGCTCCGGATCCCTCAGTGGACGTAGTAAATGCAGAATCAAGAAGAATCTCAAAAGCTATTGAATCAGAATATTTCAAAAACACCGGAATAATTAATCGTCCGGAATGGATTACTAACAATATGACTTTCTATTATATGTGGGCTTCCTTAACTGCTTCTACACCATGCGTTTTGCTTGAATGCGGAGTAGGCCTCAATGCTCACGATAAAGTTATTCTTGCTGATACAGACCGCGTTGCAAATGCAATTGCCCGGGGAATCTGTAAAGCTTTCAATGTTCCCTTCGATGCGCCAACTCCTCCGGTTCCAACTCCGCCTGCAGTAGATTTTCAGAAAAAATATAATGATGAAGTAAAAGCACACAGCGTAACAAAAGAGGACCTTAAAAAGACCAATGACCGTATCAAGTCAATCAAAGACTTCACCGCAAGTACATAATGTCAGATAAAGCTTTAGACAAAATTGTTGAACATCTCATTAAAACCGCAATCTCAGAGATTACGGATAGCCTTCCTGATATTGTAAAAAAGACTGTTTATCAGCAGCTTGAGCAGGTTTATAAAACGCAGCAAGATCAATTAAAAGATCTTTCAGATATTAGAGATGATCTTAATGACTTCGATAAAAGATTTTCAAATATGCAAATTCTCCTTGACACAATTGACAGCCGGACCATAGAAATTAAAAATACCCAGGATAAGGGACCTAAAAATATGGAAAAGCACGTAACAACTGCAGTCAATGAGGCCGTTGAAGCCTCGGTTCCGGAAGCAATGAAGTCGGTTGTTGAGCCTAAAAAACGAACGCTTATGCTTAAAGTACCTGAGCTAAAATGGTATCAAAGAGTAAAACATTTTATAAAGAGGGGGTGAAAATATTATGGACTTAGGACAAATTAGTTTTATCGGATTAGTAGTAGTAACAATTGTTGGTGCATTAAAAGATCAGTTTCCTGCAATGAAAGGAAATACAACTAGAGTTGCAGCTTTAGTGATTGGTGGAATTCTCGGAGCGCTTGCGCAAGGTGGTTTTCTTCCCGGAGTTAACGCAACTATAGTAACCGGAATCATGGCAGGGATTGCCGCGGTTGGAACTGTTACGGTTATTGACAGAGTTAACTATTAATTCACAAGTTATCAACATATTTATCACATATTCCCTCTTGACAAATCTTTATGACTATGAGTATACTTTAAATATGGATAACAAATGTTTGAAATGCGGATATAAATGGGCCTCGAGAAAAGAAAATCCTAAGGAATGCCCTTCTTGTAAATCACGTTATTGGAAAGAAAAGAAAAAATAAACTGGCAGGTTTGCATTTTTATGATTACGGGAATTAAAATAGTAAAACATTTTCACGATTCTTGGAGATTTAGAACAATCTTAAAGATAATTCATAAATTAGCTTGGGAAATGCAAAGTTTGTAGAAAGTGTGGATAAGTAGTGTATAAATAAACATGGAAGAAACAAAAAAGGGTTATATGACTAACTTAAAAAACTTAACATCAATGGAATTACTTGTATTGGCAAGTGAAGTTAATTCTACCAATGACCGAGAATTTCTTAATGAAATAACCGATGAGTTTAAAAGGAGAAATGAGGAAAAGAAATAAAATTATGAATAGGCATCAAAAAATCATTGTTAGAAAATATAAAAAGGAAATTAAAAACAACTGGAAGTATTATATCGGTGTTTTTCTTTTTGCTGTTTTTTTTGTTACAGCGTTAGGTCTTGCCGGGAAAGCAGATTATCAAGCTTGCTTACGGGATATGTGCTAAATGTATGGCAAGCGCAAGGATTCAGGTGGTAATAATAACGATACTCAGTTACCTCAAAAACGGGCAGGGATTAAATGAGGTAATTGAAACAAGCAATATTACTCAAGCTGAATGTTTAGAAGCGGTTGACATAATAGAAAAAGCATTAAAGGAAAAGAAAATATGAAGCAAGCAGTTTTAAGCATTTATTACGTAGATAAAGCCGGGAAACGTCATCACGAACCCCAGGGGAAATTCTATTATCATCAAGGAAAACCAATTTACATTGCAGATGTAACTCCTAATAAATGGTGGAGAAATTACGGAGGGTATTCTATATCAAGACAGATCCTCGATGCTTTCTCAAAAGTTAAGATCCGTCCGGCGATTATATACCGCGATAAGATCAAGGCGATGGTATATACCTCTAATATGACAAACTTCAAGAAGAAAGGCATCCTGGTCGCTTACGGGGGCCATTCACAGTACGTTCTACCAATTAACAGATGGGATGCAAAAAACATTCTGATTAAAGGGGAACCTTACAATCTTCCGGTTATAACCGTTGCCAATTGGATCAAGACTAAAAAGCCGGATCCTAACGAACCACCGGCCCCGGAGGACTATGATTTTATAGGCAATACCGCAGTACTTAGGAAAAAAGAAAATATGGAGCAGGGAAATTTAGGGATTTGACAAATTTATTAAAAGAGTTTATTCTTTTAATACGTCCGGTTTAACCGGCACTCCTACGGTAAGAGGAGTAATTGTAAAATCTTAACCTGTTTTTGGTTCTGGCAAGGAAATTCTTGCCAAAGGTTTTACGACCTTGCTAGAACTAAGAACAGGTTTTTTTATGACATTAAGCGCTAGACAACAACAGACCATAGAGAATTTAAAACGCAACGACCGCGCTGTTACACCTCAAGAGATAATTACATATTGTGAAGAACAAATGACACGCCCCGTTTATAATAAGGGATTAAAAAGGCCTGTACGTCATCACGGAAAACAATACTTTAAAGATATAATTAAATTTTATAGAGGGATATAGAAGCCTGTAAAAAAGGCAAGCCGCGAACCGGCTAAGCAATGATTGGTTTCATTGTGACCTACGGCAAGGACCGTTTGTAGGATCTGAAACAAGCCGTTTCCCGGATCTTAACTACAAATAGAATTTGAAAACGAACAGAGGGGATAAAGTCCATCCGACCGTTTTTAAGTAAGGGCCTGGTGAAGTAAGAACTATCAACTAAGGAAAGAGATTGGATACAGTACAGCCTAAAGGCTTCCGGCTATTATAAGGTATGGTTTGTCGTGGAAAAGTATAAAATTTCGGCGCAAAATCCTCGTTTTTAAACTGCCTCTTGATAAGTTATTATTATTATGACTACAATGGATATGTAGCTTTGAATATATGGAAAAACCAAGTTTAAAGAAATATATTTTTATAAAGAATTGCCGGAAGTGTCAATACTCCTGGATCTCCCGTAAGGAATCTCCTAAACAATGTCCTAATTGCAAGCGCATGGATTGGAATAGAAAATAATATGATAAATTTACCTTTCATTTCTACCCTCGAAACATACGATAAGAAGAAAAATCTTGTTCAGCTTCTATTAATCAGAAAGCCAATTGTATCAAGGCGCAATAGGCGCTCCGCTTTGAAAAATATATTTAAGAGAATTCTACAAAAGAGAGGGGGTGAATTAATATGAATGATGAAAAAAAAGGAATAGAAAAAGCCCGGGCAAAAGCCAATGAATTAAAGGCAGAAAAAGCAGAGGCAGATGCAAAGGCAGAAAGGAGTATGGAAGCGGTGAAAACACAATTGGAAACAATTGCTCAAAATAAAGATCTAGCTCAAATGTATGCTGAAAATGCGCAGGTTGGGGCAGAAAACATTGCAGGATCGCTTCCGCTTCTTAAAGTCCACCAGGTAGGTAAAAGTAAAAATACTTTGTCTAGTGGCGGAGAACCGGATAACGGAAACTTTTTCTATCAACAGACAGGAGAAGAATTTAAAGAAGTCTTGATCCATGTTTTAACTATCAGCCGCGGATTTAAAGCGCCTGGGTTAAATGGAGAAGGTGACGATAAATTTAATCAGATCTTAGGTGGTTGCATAATTGAGGAAGGAAACTTCAAGCCTTTTATCATGTACTTTACTGGTAAAAAGCTTAAGAATTTATGGGAGTTTGGGAAAGAGGCAGCAAAATATACCCATAAAAAACCTTTACCAATTCCCATGTTCGCATTAACTGTTAAATTGACAAGTGAGAAAAAGGATAACAATTATGGTTATTCTTTCGTTGTTAATTTCGAAATAGTTAAAAACGAGGATGGATCCCCAAGTCTTATAATGGATCCGGGAATATTTACATATATTCGGGATAACGTTGAAGATGTAGCCGGAACAATTAATTCTTTAATAGCGGCCAAAGCAAGCGCTGAGGAAGCTGAGGAAGTAGTTATAGCCGGAAAAGTGGCGGATGTGCAGGATGAGGATCTTTATGATCCTTCTACGGAGCCGGAAGCTCCCGGAAGTAAAGAGGAAGAAGTCGCAGCAGAGGACATACCTTTTTAAACTTGCCGGTGGTTTCTATTCGCAAGGATAGAAGCCTCCGAGAGGATTAAATAAATGACAGACACAATAATATTTATCAAAGCAATAAAAAAAGCCAGGGCAAACGGGTATGATTTTGATTACGTTTCTGGTTTGGCTATAGAGCCTATTATTTTTTCTCATGGTTTTGCAAAAGCATTTTGGGGAGAATTTCGGATTCTTGAAACAACAAAATATTTATTATCAGGAATAGAGGTTGAAAAACAGAAGGTATGGGAATATCATCTTCAACAAATGGTACTTAAAAAAAATCCGATTAAATATTTGGAGAAATTTTTATGAAATATTTTGTAATTTTTATAACACTATTTTTGTTAGCAGTTCCACAGGCTCAAGCCGGGGAATTATCCGGCAAAGCTTCCTATTACTCCCGGGCCGGGTGTTTGGGATGCTCTAAGACCTTCACAATGGCAAATGGAGAGGTCCTAGATGATTCAAAGCTCACTATTGCGCTTACTCCTCAAACGGTCCGGAAATATAAGCTTTTAAATGATTATGTAAAAGTGATTAACGTTAAAAACAAAAAGTGGATTATTGCAAAAGTAACTGATACCGGTGGGTTTGCTAAATATAACAGGGTTGCAGATCTTGGCTTAGCAGTAAAAGAAGCTTTAGGTTGCAGCTCAATTTGTAATGTGATAATTATTTATTAATGAAGAATTTACCAATAGCAGGAATGAGAAAGCTTTGAGAACGAGGGCGGTCTGATAGAGGGTAACCTGCCTGACTTATTCAAGGAGTTTAAGCCTATTAGAAGAAAAGATAACTTACTTGCTAGGGTTAAAGAGGTTTGGAGAAGAAGAAAGGAGATTATGAAAATAGCAGATACAGAAAAGATATATGAAAATACTAAGTTTATTTGACGGAATAAGTTGTGCCAGAGTAGCCCTAGAACGAGCAGGAATACCTGTAGAAGCGTATTACGCCAGTGAAGTAGATAAGTACGCCATGCAAATCTCAGCAAAGAACTACCCTGACATTGTGCAGTTGGGGAGTGTTACAAAAGTTGGGGTTTATTCTAGGACTGATGGGTGCTTGATTACAACACCAGACGACCAAGAGTATCATAATATTGACCTCCTGATAGGTGGCTCGCCTTGCCAAGACCTCTCAATAGCCAAGAAAGACCGTAAGGGATTAGACGGCGACCGTTCGGGTTTGTTCTGGGAGTATGTGCGTATCTTAAAAGAAGTAAAACCAAAGTATTTTATTCTTGAAAATGTGAACTCAATGCCAAAAGAAGCAAAGGCAATCATTACAGAAGCTCTCGGAGTAGAGCCGATAATGATAAATGCCGCACTTGTTTCGGCACAGAACAGGAAACGATTATTTTGGACTAATATTCCCAATGTTATCCAGCCAGAAGATAGAGGGATATTGCTGAGAGATATTTTAGAACAAGATGTTGATGAGAAGTATTCTGTAAATGTTTCAGAAAAATATGGGCTAAAAGGATTATGTGAAGACAAGGCAAAATCATTGATAGCAAGTTCTTATAAAGGATATGGAAACGATGGTGTTTTAATAATTAGAGTTGGTCAAATCGGCAAAGGAGGACAAGGAGACCGTATCTACTCACCAGAGGGCAAATCAGTAGGGCTATCAGCTCTCGGTGGTGGTAGGGGTGCAAAGACGGGGTTGTATGCAGTAGCACCAAATGGAAAGAGAATAGTGATAGAAAAAGAGGGACTGTTAGTTTTAGGAGAAAGACGGACAGAACTTGGTAAACAGTCAAGAAAAGAAATCAGAGAATCTACAGGGAGGGATAGCACGTTAAGGAGTAAAGACCACAAAGAGTATTTTGCTATAGATGGAATAAAAGCGAACTGTATTACTACGGGACTGGGAATGGAGGGAACTATTGTAGAAGATTACCAAATCCGCAAACTAACCCCTACAGAATGCGAAAGACTACAATCACTTCCTGACAATTACACAGAGGGAGTAAGCAACAGCCAGCGGTATAAAATGCTCGGTAACGCTTTTAATGTAGATGTGGTGGCACATATCCTCTCCTCCCTAGACAAACCATTATCAGAGAAGGAGAGCAAATAATATGAAAACTAAAATTAAAAATATTATCGGCAAAGCATTTCCTGTGTTTCATTTTTGGGGTGATAAAGAATGGACAACACAAGAACTAACCATAACTGAAGCAATTGAGAAAGTCCTTAAAGAAATTACCGACCCGTTTGATAACTTCAAGGTAACTGAGCCGCCAGACTTACAAGGTATGGACGTGCGTAAGGCTTGGATTGCTGGACAGATGAGTATCCTGATTCAGATAAAACAATTGATAGACAAAATGACTGGACTGAAGGAATAACCTTTACTTATATGAAAAAACTAACTAAACAAAAACCAACCCGTTACAAAATGTCACGGTTTGAGGATGAGGAACTTAAACCAACAGAGCCTCAGACAAATACTACTAATAAAATAGAAATTAGTAACAAATTAGTAGATGACAATGACAGTACAACTAGTGCAAAAAATGCACAACATCAAGAGAAGGAGAATAAATAATGGGAAGAAGTAATATTAAAGAGAGTTGTTCATGTGGGGCTATGCTTATCTTTGAAGAAGTGACTAGTGATTTTTGGGAGGAAAACACAAGTTCTCGGCAAAGAGATTTCCATAAAGAACATAAAGTTTGTCGTAATAAATTAACGGAGTTATCAGCCCAGAAGAAATAACTTACTTATATGAAAAAACTAACTAAACAAGAACAAAAAGCCGAGGCATATGAAGTCTATCGAGCAAAGCATAAGAAGATAGAGGGACAAAAGTACCAAGCATGGGAAGCGTACGATGCCAAGTGCAAAGAGATAGACGAACAGGATGAGGAATAAATAAATATGAAAAACTATACAAAAAAAAGATTAGAGGAGTTTGAGAAAATCCTAAGAGATGGACTAAGTGAAGATTGGTATGATAGAACGCCACTGGAAAAGCAAAGAGCCATTGATGCATTATCCTCCACCTCAATCAACCAAGCAGTAGCAGAAGAGAGGAAGAGGATGGTTGAGGAGATAAAGAACACACCTATAGATACAGCGCATACTTATTCCAGTGAAAATGCAGACGAGTATAGAACATTTGACCATGGACAAGAGAGTTATAAACAAAGAGTTCTCTCCATCATAGACAAACCATTAGCAGATAAAGAAAGGAGATTATGAAAATAGCAGATATAGAAAAGATACTAAGTTTCGATAATATAGAAATAGCTATGATTGAAGGTAATTGTTCTTTAATGAATACAACCAAAGCAACTAATTTAATTTTAGCTTTACACAATAAGGAGCTAACGAAGGAAAAAGATGAAGCATATTCACAAGGACATAAAGACGCTTTTAAGGTTATGGGAATGAAAATACCTGATAATATAAAGATAGCTAAATTGTAGCTAGTTTGGAGTAGAGAATATGAAGAAGATAAATAAGAAATTATACAGTTGGGCATCAATTATTGATGAAATTACAATGCAACAGGCTATTATTGCAAGTAAAATGCCTTTTATCTTTCCTCATATTGCTTTAATGCCGGATGCTCATTTAGGGGCCGGGGCAACGGTTGGTTCTGTAATTCCTACTTTGGGAGCGATAATTCCGGCTGCTGTTGGAGTTGATATAGGTTGTGGAATGATAGCAGTTAAAACTCAATTCTTGGTAAAAGATATTAAGGGAAACCTAGCAGATTTAAGGCATTCTATTGAAAGAGGCATACCGCTTAGCGCAGGTCAATATAACCGGGACTTAACGGATACTGCAAAAGCTAGGGTTGATTTATTAAAGTCAAAAGCCAAAAAAGATTATTCTCAATTTGTTGGAAATTGGGAGCTTCATTTAGGTTCTTTGGGTTCCGGGAATCATTTTATAGAAGTTAGCCACGATGAAGAATATAATGTTTGGTTATTTTTACATTCCGGATCAAGGGGTATAGGAAATAAAATAGCGCAGTTTCATATAAAGAAAGCTCAAGAACTATGTGAAAAGTTTTTTGTTCTTTTAGAAGATAAGGATTTAGCATACTTACCTCAATCAACTCCGGAATTTGGGGATTATATTTCAGATTTGAATTGGGCGCAGGAATTCGCTTTGCTGAACAGGGAAGAAATGATGGATCGTGTTATTAAAGATTTTTCTCATTTTATGGGAAGCGAAATTAAAGAATTGTTGAGAATAAATACTCATCACAATTTTACTCAAAAAGAACACCATTTCGGTAAAGACGTTTGGTTGTCAAGGAAAGGCGCTATAAGCGCTAAGAAGGGGCAATATGGATTAATACCGGGTTCAATGGGAACAGATAGTTATGTTGTTATGGGTAAGGGTAATCCTATGTCTTTTAATTCTTCTCCCCACGGGGCTGGTAGAAATTTCTCAAGAAGCCATGCTAGGAAAACGTTTAACATTGAGCAGTTAAGGGAGGCTATGAAGGGTATTGAGTATAATGATTCAGATGCTTTTTTAGATGAAATTCCGCAAGCTTATAAAGATATTAAGGTTGTTATAAAAGACAGCGCGGATTTAATAGATGTAGTTTATCAATTAAATCAATTGATAAATATTAAAGGAGATTAATTTTTTGAAACATGGAAGTTAAACAAGAGTATAGTTGTAAGTGCGGAGAATCTATAAAACAGATTTACTCTATTAAAAAAGAAAACGTGCATTGGCTCCGTAAGATATTATCTTTTTATGATATGCACAAACGTCATGGTTTTGAATTATGAGATTACCACTTAATATAAAAATAACTACACACGGAGGATTCCCGGATCTTTCTTTAATTCAGCAGTCACTTGAAAAGGAAGGTTATATAAGTACTGCCGGTTATCAAATTATTATTCGTTTTATGGGTTCTGCCGGAACTGCGGATCCTATGGATTTTTTAACAATCGTTACGGTTCAAGACGTTAAACGTTTATTTAAAGAATGAGAAGTTTCATCCTACCTATCCCTCCGGGAATTAATGCTACCTATAAAATAGGGCATAAAACTTTGATTAAATCTCAGGCCGCGAAAGATTGGGAAGAAGAATGCGGATATATACTTATCCGGGAGAAAAATAAAAAGCCGGAAAAAGGAATACTTCGAGTTGAAATAGATCTATATATACTCCGGGAACGGGATATTGATTCTGTAATTAAAATAACTCTTGACTTACTCCAAAGAATGTTTATATTTAAAAATGATTCGCAAGTGCAGCAATTATTGGTGACAAAGCATTATGATTATCCAAAAGCGCAAATGATTGTAAAAGTAGGAAATGTCCGGGAAAAGTTCATTTGAGGCTGTTTTTTGGGATTTGTGCCTAAAACGACCTCGTAGGATTCGATTTAAGGCCTGTTAAAAAAGTAAGTGGACCAGTTCATCCTTTATTTTTATGCAGAAAATTATTAATAAAATTGACCGACCTAAATTTCGCTAACAAAGATTTATTGTATAGCGATTTTTATTAAGTCGGAATTTAAGAAGGCTTTGCTATTGGAGGATTGAAGGACTTTCCTGCCCTTCTTTTAAATGCTTACCCTAGTGAAGCTTTCTTTTTATTTGTGATATGATAATTATATGCCAACGGAAAAACCGAATGCTAAAAAGATTCAACCTCGCAAAGTTATAAAACGCTCCAAGAAGAAAAATAAGGGTGGTAGGCCTCAGAAGTTTACTGATGAATTAAAAAAATCTGCAATTGAATATGTAAAAGATTCCGGTTATTGGAAGGTGCGTTTAGCAAAATATTTAAGAATTAGCGTTGATACTCTTGATAGAAGGTTAAAGCGAGATAAAGGTTTTGCGGATGACCTTGAAGCTGCAGAATCGGATTTTATCCGTAAAACTATAAAAAGAGCAAAGCCCGAGTTTATTTTGCGATCTAAATATAAAGATGAATTCCCTGAAAATAACTTTGATCCGGGAGCCGGCCAGGGTGGAGAAGAATTAGAAGCTGTTATTTTAAGAATCCGTAAGATCTTGCCGCCAAGCGGTCAATAATTATGGAAAACGTTTATAATAAAAAATACTACGATCCTAACTTACTTACATGGCATACTCCCCGGCCCCCCCGGAAGGAAACCGTTGAAGCTTTAAATCTCTATAATTTTACAGACAATTCAGATAAACCTATTGTTTGGACCCCCGGGCAGCTTGAGATAATTGATTGTATTTTAAATCGCGGTTCACAACCCACAGGAGATCTTGGGCAAATTCTAAAACGTATTGAGATTATTGCTGCAACTCAGTACGGTAAGTCACTTGCGGTTGCTGCGGGTGTAGTAATACGGGCTTCTTCATTTCCGGAGCAATGGGCAATTGTTGCCGGAACAACTGAAAAAGCAAGGATTATCATGGAGTACGTTATTATGCTTGCCTTGAATAATCCTATTATCCGCCGGCAAATGAATGCTGATGATGCGCTGGATCGTATCCGGATGAAAAGATCTGTTGATAGGTTAGTTTTTAAAAGAAAAGGCGAGGTCCGCGTTTATACTGCTGATGCTTCAAGGGTAGCAGAAACTTCAAAAGCGCTCATGGGATTTGGTTCTCCTAACGTTATTGAGGATGAGGCAGCTTTAATTGGTGACGTGCTGCAGGCAACGGTTATGCGTATGCTTGGGGGTACAAAAGATAACTTCCTGGTTAAAATTGGTAATCCGTTTAACCGGGGCCATTTCCATAGGACCTGGGTATCCGGAACTTACTATAGAATCTTTATTGATTATCAAAGAGCTTTGGATGAGGGAAGATACACGAAAGAGTTTGTTGACGAAATGGCAGCTGAGGCATTGTTTGAAATTCTTTATGGATGTAAATTCCCGGAGGAAGGAACTATTGATGCTAAGGGGTGGCTTTCTCTTTTGACATTATCAGAAATTGAACGGGCAATTGTTGATGAAGATTATATATTGCCGGATCGAAGGCTTGGCGGAGATATTGCAGGAGGCGGCCGGAATTATTCTGTTCTTACCTTGCGCGGTTATAACGTTGCAAAAAAGATTTATAAAGAAAATGAAAAAGATACTATGGTTTTTGCAGGAATGGTTGTTAAAAACGCTAACGATCTTGAAGTTAAGGAATCAGATATTTTTCTTGATGCTGTTGGAATTGGTAGGGGCGCTTCGGACCGCGTAAGAGAGTTGAAGCCTAAGGCAAATGGAGTACAGGCAGGAATGGCAGCCGGGGATGTAAAGAAGTTTGCAAACTTAAGAGCTGAGATGTATTGGCGTATGCGTGAATGGATCTTAACCGGGGGAAAATTATTCCGGGATGATGATTGGAATCAACTCGGGGAAATAAAATACAAATTAGATTCCGGTGGAAAAATTAAGATAATGAGTAAAGAAGAAATGCTTAAGGAAGGAATTGATAGTCCGGACGTTGCTGATTCCCTGGCTTTAACTTTTGCAAGAGCTGATGTTTCTCCTGCCCTTCGAGCGCAGCAAGAACAGACCCACGTTGAAGAAGAAGTTAATCCGGACCCTTACGATTGAGAAAATACTTTAATTAGTGCTATAATTTTATTATGCCTACTCCATTTGTACCGCATAAACAGGAAGAAATGATCTTAGTTAAGATTACAAAGAAGGAAGCTGTACTCATTGAAAAACTCCGTAAATATGCTTTCGGACAATTTGTTATACACAAAATTGCTAACGTCTTGGTTAGGATTGAAATAACAGATAGTCAAATGATCGAAGCCGATACAGAAGTTAATATATGATAGAATAAAACTATGGCAGATAAAATGCACACACTTCAAGCTTCAAAAGGATCTATGATGGATGGTCCGTCAAGGATGTTACCCTCTTTTTCTCTTACCGTAAAAGATCTTCCGGAAATAAAGAACTGGTCCGTAGGTAATAAATATACCCTGGTAATTGAAGTAGAACAAACATCAATGTCAAAATCTGAGTATATGCAGGATGAACCATTAACGGCGCGTTTTCGGATTACAAAAGTTAAATCGGAATCTGAAAATGAAGAAACTAAGAAAGCTAAGAAGGGATATGAGTAAAGATTTAAAACCCAAAAATATTAAGAATAGAGTTAAATTACTCCGTGCAATGCGTTATAAAAATTGCATGGTTTATCTTCGAATGATTGGTACGGATCTTTTCTTGTGGGATCTTGTTTATAACAATGAGATTTATTCCGGCAATCTTGTTATTACTCCCGGAAAAGGTAAAACAAAATTAAGTGACGTTGAAATACAACGATCTTCTGCTCTTGTTTGGGCCGGTGCGGTTGCAACGATTGATAGTTTACTTGGAGAATCTAGTCTTACCGGCAAAAAGAAAATAGCAGCTGAGGCAATAATTGCTGCAAATGATAAAGCAGCATCAAATTAATATGGCAAAAGATTATAGCGCAGCAGTCCGCGAAATGGGCGGCGACAATCGAAGAAAAAATCCCTGGGAAGGTTTGGAATCACAAATTCAAGCTGAGTATATGCTTGGATGGAAACATCAAAAACCTAAGAAGGACGAATGGGAAGTACGCCTTAAGCTTTTAAATAATCAAAAGAGAGATAAAAAAGCAGTTGGAGATACTACTATGTTTTCAACGTTTCAAACTGTCTTGGCTTCTTTATATGACGATAGACTTGAAGCTATTTTTGGAGGTAAAGAACAAGGGGATGAGCAGGTTGCAGAAAATCTTAATGCTTTGGCTGAAAGTGATTACTTGGATATGGGCAAGGATGAAACTGATTTTTTCTGGGATTGGGATACTTGCTTTTTTGGCCGCGGACTTGTGGATATGCAGGAGTTTATCCGGGAACCTGATAAAAATATATTTCTTCCGGTTCCTCACAATTTAGATCCTATTACATTTATTAGGGATCCTTTCGCTTCTTCTGTTAATGGTGACGTATTTCATCGCGGTTCTACCAGATTTCACGGTTACGAAGCTAAAATGAGAAAATTGGAATTTGAGGATAATCCTAACATCTTTGATGGAATTGATTATAAAGAGTTAAATTATGGATCCGGATCAATGT